CTTGAAGCACAGATTGAAGTGATGAAAGCCGAAGTCGGGGATGACGCCCAGGCACGGCAAGATTTGGATGACGCAACGGCGGGGTTACAGAAGACACGCGAAAGCCAAAAGGCTTGGGAACAAGCGGCCGTGTGTGTGCTTGGAGGGCTTACCTGATGGCCATTGATAAGTGCATTCAGTCTGTTCGCGATGCCATGCCCGATCTAGACGAAAAGCAAGCGGAAGAACTGCTGGCAGAAGTTGTCGATATTGTTGACACAATTAAATCAAACAAGGCAGAGCAAAAGGTAACGGACTTACAACGCGCCGTTGATGAGGCTATTCAGAACCGTGTGACAGATGCGGTTCGGGAAGCGGCAATTCTTAAACGCAACGCGGCAATTAATTACCGTATTCGCATGGCGTTTATTACCAAGCTGAGAGAAACGCCTATTGAGGAAGTGCCGCGTATGCTCCACGCGATCCTTGCCGGCGAAATGGGAAAGAGCCAGTACAAGCAGTCCATTGAAAGCAGTTCACGCGGGTTGGCGTCGATGGCCAAGGCCGTGTTTAACCAGACAATAGAAAAAAGCGGTATACCAAGAAACGTGGCCATTGGGTTTTTGCAAAACAAAAAGAATGGCCGTTACCTTGTGCAAGAAGTGGACAACCCAGGATCATCGGGCAATGACATTGCCAAGGCCGTAGCCGAAGCAATGGAAGCCACTAATGAGTTCCTACGGAAACAGGGAAACCGTAGTGGAGCCGACATAGGCCGTATTCTTGGCCGTATCGTTAAGCAGTCGCATGATAAAACGCGGGTGACGCGGGCGGGATTTGAGCAATGGTATAATGATATATTGCCCTTGCTGGACGAAGAGCGCACGTTCGGGCGCCCAATGAGTGCCGCGGATAAGAAAGCGTTTCTTAAAGGTGTTTATGGTTCAATTACGGTGGGCAAGCGCACCGACTTGATGGGGAACCTGGATGACCCACCTGGGTTTACCGGCCCTGCCAACATGGGCAAGAAACTGTCCCGCGCACGATCCCTACACTTCAAGCAAGACGGGGAAAGCGCGTGGACGTATAACCAGGCTTACGGCAACAAGCATATCGGCACGGCATTTGTAAACCAGTTGCTGGGAATGTCGGACTCCGTTGGGGCCATGATGCACTTGGGGCCGAACCCAAGAAGTATGCTGGATGAGTTTTATCAGCGGGCATTAAATCGTGCTATTGATGAAGACAACCATGCGGTTGTTGCTGAACTGAGGGAAGCAAAATTTAAGTCTAAAACAGATCAGCTTTATGATGAGGTGACCGGCCAGGGCAATGCGTTACCAGGGCTTGGGCAATCAGGTTATTATTTAGCGCGTGGGTCTAATCTGGCCAAGAACCTGACATCGTCGGCAGTGCTTGGCGGCACTACTCTCGCATCTATTGGTGACATCGGCACGGCATCAATACGTCTCAACGAAATTGGTGTTCCGTTCTTTGAAGCAAACCTTTCTGTCCTTGGCGGCTTAATTCCAGAAGCTGTTGGCGGGCGTGGCGGGCGCCGCACTGGAGAGGCAAGAGAAATTGCCGATAGTCTTGGCGTCGGCATGGATGCCTTGATGGCCAGTATACAATCGCGGTGGCTTGGCAACGATGCCTTGGATGGACAGGGTGCCAGCACTGTCAGTTGGCTCATGCGCGTGACCGGCATGAACTGGATGAACGACAGCTTGAAAACAGCCGTTGGCATTAGTCTGTCCAACTTTATTGCCAAACAGGCGGGCAAGAAATTTGACGATCTGGAAGTGTCGCTGCGAAGTGAAATGGAAGCCTACGGCCTGACGCCGGAAGACTTCGACTTAATGAACAGTGTGGTGCGTGAAGTAGACGGCGTTAAGTTTCACGACATTAGCGCCATCGATGATGTTGACGCGCAGATACGCATTAACGGCTTTTTTACCGGCTTCGCTGACAGCGCAATTCTAACGCCAGGCGCCCGCTCAAACATTTATACCAGAGGCCTAGAACGCGGAACACTCAAATCAGAATTTTACAACCTGTTCATGCACCTCAAGTCGTTCTCTGTAACTTACGGCATGGAAATTTTATCGCGTGGGTTTAGTAAGACCAACGAAGGCCACCGGACAGGCATGCTGGTCAAGATCCTGCTGACCTCAATGGTCTATGGCTACATTGCATCAACATTAAAAGACCTGGCTAAAGGCAAGAAGCCAATAGACCTAACAGAAAGCCCAGGAAACTTGGGGAAAGTAATGTTTAGAAGCCTCATGCAAGGTGGCGGGTTGGGTTTCTACGGCGATACGATTATGGGCATGGTTGCCGGCGACTCACGGTTTAATGAAGGTTTTGCCGAAATTGCCGGTGGCCCTGTTATTGGAAATATTACCCGTTTTTCGGGAATGCCAAAGCAGTTTATTGAAGGGGATATAGACCGCGCTGGGCAAACAGGATACCGCATAGCCAAGTCTATGCTTCCAGGTGCCAACATCTTTTATGCCCGCATGGCATTGGACTATCTAATTTTCTGGAATATGAGCGAATACCTTAACCCTGGATGGGCGCGGAACTACGAACAGCGCATTCGTGACGAAACCGGCCAAGAGTATTTTGACGCCGTAAGACCAACCGAAGCCGTGCGATAATGGAGACATGACATGACGGTTACAGCGACCACCTCAACCAGATCATACACGGGCGACGGTTCGACGACTTCGTTCCCAACGACGTTTGCCTTCCAGGGCACCGGCAGTGCGGCCGAATTGACCGTGGTGCAGCGGACTATTGCGACAGGCGCAGAAACGACCTTGTCCTATTCTACGCACTACACAGTCACGGGCGGCAGTGGATCAACTGGAACTGTTGTCGCTGCATCGGCGCCGGCTGACACGGTGCAATGGCACATTCGCCGCAACACAAGCACGTTGCAAAACTCCAACTACGTCACCAACGACCCCTTCCCTGCCGACACCTTGGAAGGCGACATCGACCGGCTGGCGATGGCTGGCCAGGAACGTGACGGCGACATTGGCCAGGGCTTCAAGTATCCAGACACTTACACGGGCGGCGCATCGAACCTGATGCCTGAGCCGTCTGCATCCAAGATCTTAGCCTGGAACTCCGACGCCGACGCGCTGGAGAACACAACGGGCCGGGTTTTAAGTGCAACTATTTCAGCCAGCACGTTGGGCGTTGGAGCAAGTGCAACAGCAACTGTGACGTACACGGCAAGCAGTGGCGCGCTTGCTTTCGCGCTCGGAATACCAACCGGCGCAACTGGTGCTACCGGCGCCACCGGCGACGTTTCAACGGCAGACGCCACCGCTTTAGCAATTGCTTTAGGTTAGGAGAACCCACATGGCAAATACGTTTAAACTTTTTACAATTGCCGATGTGGCAATTGATAGCGGCACATATTCCACCATTTACACGGTAGCTGGATCGACCACGGGCATTGTCCTTGGTCTTGCGCTTTGCAACAAAATTAACGCAGCGCGCACGGTTACGGTAAAAATTACGAGTGACACGGCGAACCGCACAGGATCAGGCAGTACGGCCAACGAAAACATCACGCTTCTTAACGAGGTGACGATCCCAGCCGATACAACGCTGGAATTGTTTGAAGGCCAGAAGCTAATCCTTGAGACAACCGACGTTATGACGATTGGTTGTTCAGCAGGGTCCAGCGTCGATGCCGCCTTGTCAGTCATGGAGCAGACATAATGCCATTTTTAGGATCACAGCCGGCCGAGGTTGCCCTGACGACAGGCGACCTGGGCGATAATATTGTTGATGGAACAAAAACAAAAGACGCTCTGATCGGTGACTATTCTGATGTCACAATTACGGCATCTGATTTGATCATGTATGGCGATGCTACCGACAGCAACAACACCAAACGCGATACGGTGCAGGGCATTCTTGATCTGGCTAGTGGTGGTCTGGTCAAGCAGATGCAGACCGTCGCAATAACAGGTACTGATTCAACTACATCGACTTCGAGAGACGACATAACTGACTTCACCTTGACCGTGACGAGTTTGATCAGCAGTGACAAGGTCTTGCTCACCGGCATTGTTAACCTTGGCACAAACCAAAGCGACTACGCTTCATTCATTCACCTTGATCGTGGCGGCACTGAGGTTGGTCAGGGTGCGGCAGCGAGCAGCCGACGCCGAGTTCACTCAGGAGAGTTCGCGTCAAACAACGTGATCGTGGGCGTCCCAATTTCTTTTGTAGATAGCCCATCTGCAACTGGCAATGTTGTCTACAAAGTCCAATTCTCAACGGAAACTGGTAGCACAACTTACGTTAATAGGTCCGGTTCAGACGCCGACAGCGCAAGTAAGGCCCGCTCGGTCTCCACCCTGACGGCACTCGTAATCGATGGGAGCTAATAATGACCGTTAAGCTAGAAAACATGGGCGCAATCATCGCCTGGAAACATGCGAACCAAGAGGGCATGAAGACGTCGAACGGGGAGATCATCAATTTCCCCGGCGGCATCCCTTCCGACAACGACATTAACACCTGGAAGACTGAATATGAAGCTCATGTTGCGGCGACGGCCTATCAAGGAAAACGCCGAGACGCTTACGCTGAATTGGCAGATCAACTTGATATGTTGTTTCACGACATGACGGCGGGCAAAGGCGACAAGACAGGCGATTGGTATGCTGCTATCGCCAAGGTCAAATCTGATAACCCGAAACCGGAGTAATAAAGATGCCTTACCTTGGAAAATCCCCAGCCAGAGGGTTGGTCGGCGTAAATGACATCGATGATGATGCCGTCACGCTTGCCAAGATGGCACACGGCACGGCAAACCAAAACATCAGCTACGACGGCAGCGGCGTTCCGGTTGATGTTGCGCTGAGTGCGGGTAAGGTCTTGCAAGTTCTTACGGCAACCAAAACTGACACGGCATCAACAACGTCTACTAGTATGGGTGACACAGGCTTGAGTGTTGCAATCACACCAGCGTCTTCATCAAATAAAGTCCTTGTCACCGCGATGATAAATTATGGACAAAACGGTGCAGCAGCGAACACGTTCTTCAATGTTGTCCGAGGCAGTACCGCATTACTAATCGGTGATGCAGCGTCAAGTCGGACACGCTGCACAATCAGTGCAACGGATGTTGGATCTGGCAACGCTGGGACGGCCACTCCAATGATCTTAGACAGCCCATCAACAGCGAGTGAAGTGACCTATAAGATACAGTGGCAAGTGCAGTCTGGAACGACGGCTTACATCAATCGGGAACACGGCGATTCTGATGACAGCAACGCGACTCGCATGGGGTCAAGCATCATCGTAATGGAGATCAGCGCATGAGACACCCAGCTATATACGCGCTCTACGCGAACGTGGTTTCTGTCGATGACACCTTGGGTGCCTTCGACAAAGACGGCAACAAAGTCACCATCGACGAAAGCGCGGTCACGGCTAAGGCAAATGAATTGGCGACGGCCAATGCCTACGTTGGAAAGCGCCTAGCTGCCTACCCCCAACTGGCTGAACAATTCGACATGCTGTTTCGTGACATCGCAGCCAATAAAGTGACGACTGATGGTGAGCTATACAAGACGCTTGCCAAGGTTAAAAGCGACAATCCGAAGCCTGATTAAGGCAGGTGTATTATTGACCCGCTCACAATAGCCGCTGCCATCGCCGCCACCAAGACGCTGGTCAAATCCGCCAGGGGTGTGCAGGAAATCGTCCACGGGTTGGACGGGGTTTTCAGCGCACAGGACGAACACGAAAAGAACAAAGACCACAAGGCTGGCAGCAGCATCGGCGCAAAGAACAAAAGCATCTTACAGAAGCGCGCCAAGGATGATGGCGGAGACGACAGCATAAGTTCTGCGGCAGCAGCGGTCATTGAGCAGAAACAATTAGACCAACAGATTTCAGACCTTAAAGACGAGATCAATCGCAAGTGGCCGTCCAAGCCAGGAGAGAAAAGCACCTGGGATCAAATTCTTGCTGAACGCGAAAAGCGAATTGCCGATAAGAAGGAACGTGCCAAGCAAGAAAAGATTGAAGCCGAAGAACGCGCAGAGCGCCGAAAGGCAATCTTGATTGAAGTCGCCAAGGGCTTGGCCGTCGCAGCCGTTGCAGGGGGCATTGCTTGGTTCTTATGGTGGGCAGCAACTTATGGGCCAGCAGTAAGATGACAGGCTGGCTGGTGAAGGCATACCTCCTTTGGTCCGTGCTTGCCGACCTCACGCTTTTGTCGGGGCTTGTATATCTGGTACTTCTGGGATGACCACGAAGATCAGCGATAGCACCAACGTGCAAATGCCCATGAAGACCGTTTTGTCACTAATCGGGCTAGTCGGAATGTTTGTCTACAGTTACTTCCTCGTTCAAGAGCGGCTCAATCGGCTGGAAACTTCTGAACAACTTGTTAAAAAAGATTTGGAAACCAGCGTTGCGACGTTGAAGCTGGACATCGACAAGAATACAACCTTTCGCATTGAGCGTCCTCAGTCGCCAGCGACTAAAGAAGCCTTCATGCTCATTGAGCATATTTCGGGACAGCTAGAAAAATTAGCGTCTAAGGTCGAGGACAGGTCAAACAACAGCGTCAATATCACGCGCTTGCAGACCGACATGATGGAAGTTCGCAGCGCCGTCGAAAAGCTGAAGGACGCGCAGAGAACCCTCCAAATCAACGGCAAGTGACATGGAAACCTTCGTCGGTTTTATCCTCCACCTCTACACCACGGCAGGGTCGCTCTTAGAGTTTACCCCTCGCGACAGCCTGTCAGATTGCTTGAAGGCCAAGCGTGTGATTGAGCGCACAGACCCTCATAAGGAAAGGTGGGTCTGCCGCAAGGGCAAGCTGTTGCTCAAGACTGTGGACGGCAAGCAATACCCCGTGAAAATTATAATGGATGATTGAACAATGGAAGTTGATGCCAAGCTGGGGATGCAGTTAGCAATCATGCTTGCTACCGTGGCTGGCGGTTATGCCGTAGTCAAATCGCAACTTGCCCGTGTCATGGAAGACTTGGGAAATTTCATCAAGCGGTACGAAAAGTCTAAGGCCGCATTTGACCAGCGGCTTGATGAAGCCGAAAGCCAACGGGCCGTGTTTACGTCGCAGATCGATGTTCTCAAAGAGATCAACAGCGTCCCTGCGCTGGAACACCGCAACCGTGAAATGGCGACAGTGCAAGCGCAGATTGCAACGATGCAATCACAGATAGATCATCTAGTGGCCATACATAACGGCAAGCATCCCCGCATTGATAGCGGAGGCTCGTGATGACGAGAGTATTAGTTCTGGCCCTCGCGTTCTTCTTGGCCGGGTGCCAGACCAATCAAGCGGTGCATCCAACGGATTTGATGAGGTCGCAAGCTGACCTTGTTCGGCAAGAACTGGAACTGACCCCGCCCCTCGACATGGCGCCGCATTGCGATGCTCACGCAGAGGTCGAAAAGCTACTTGAACAAAAATACAAAGAACAGCCGCTGTTGGCGGGTGGATATTTGGACGGGTCAGTCATGCAGTTATATGTCGGCCCTAATGGCGCGTGGTCCTTGTCCCGCGAAGTCGGGCCGGTGACTTGCATACTCGCAGCCGGGTACGGCTTGCAGATAATTGACCCCCCAACAAAGCCAGCGGTGAGCAAAAAGGAAATTTGAGAATGGTAGGACTTACGATAATTCTTTTCCAAATCGCTATTATAGGAGTGCTTCTGTAATGCTTTCATTGCTAGGCAGTGTCCTTGGTTTCGGCACTAGTTTTCTTCCCAAGGTCATGGATTTCTTCCAAGACAAAAGCGATAAGGCCCATGAACTCAAGCTCATGTCGGCTCAGATTGATCAGCAGAAGGCGCTGGGCGAAATCAAACTTCAGCATCTGCACGTTGAGGCCGACATCCGCGAAGGCGAAGCGTTGCTCAAGCACTCATCCAACCTACAAGCGAAGGCTAGCCCATGGGTAGTTAATCTGGCGGCTTCCGTTCGCCCGTGTTTGACCTACCTTCTCGCGCTTGAGTTTGGCGTCCTAACCCTGTGCGTTAGCATGGATTGGATGACGGTTGAACAATACAGCATGATCTGGAACGATGAGTTCCAGGCCGTCTGGGCAGCAGTTGTATCATTTTGGTTTGGGTCCAGGACTATGGCGCGGAAAACTCAGACATGAGCTTGCATGACCAACTGATCGAAAGGCACAGTTGGGACGGCCATATCAATGCGGCCGGTTTGGACATCATCAAGAGTTTCGAGGGCTGGCGATCCAGCGTATACCATTGTGGCGCCCGATGGACAATCGGCTGGGGTTCTACATATGATCTTAATGGCGATCGTGTCACCCCTAATCACGCTGACATTGATGAGGCCGAAGGTGACACGTTGCTCAGACAAGAGGTGCGCCACGTTGAGAAAACAATTGCGCGAGTTGTCAAAGCGCCTTTGACTGAAAACCAGTTCTCAAGTCTAGTCAGCTTTGTGTACAATGTCGGCAGTGGAAACTTTTTTCGCAGTACAATGCGCCAGAAGATTTCGCGCTTCGATTATGAAGGGGCTGCTGATGAGTTTCCCAAGTGGCGGCGATCAGCCGGCCAAATACTGCCAGGGCTAGTACGTCGGCGTGTGGCTGAACGCAACCTGTTCTTGTCCTAGATGATCCCCGACAGACTGATCGACTGCCCGTGGTGCGGACAGTCAACCCGCCTGGAACAAGTGCAGTCCCACTATGTCTGCACCTCATGTAAGCAGCCCGTGCTTGATTGCTGTGACGGCGAACAGGAATATGCGTCCGACGCCGAAACAAAAGGCATTGGGTGTAAATAAATATTCTGCCGGTTTGCAGACCTGATGACAGCCCATGCGGTATCGATCAGGCTTGATGAGAACTTGTCAGGGTTTGTGATCACGCGCCTTGCGTTTCGCAACTCACGCTGAATACATTGACGGTCACTCATCACACATTTTCCCCCACTTCGACGGTTAATTTCTTGAGTGCCTGTTGCACTTCATGGCCCATGTCTTCTGTGTCTTGTCCGCTCTCAACGGCGTCCATAAATGTGCGATGCTTGCGGACAAAGTCGGTGGCGGCAGAATGTACCCCCATCATCGGGTTTACGTTTTCGTGATCTTCAACCAGGGTGTAAGACCGCCATGTCCTGGGCGGGCCTGGAATAATGTAGCCGCGGGCGGTTAGCCCTTTAATAACCCTGTGAGCATTTGCCGACGTGGTTCCCACCCCCGTGGCGATCTCCTGGTTAGTCGGAACAGTTCCATGTTCCGAACGGTACTGGCGTATAAAACCATACACCTTAATTTGCATTGGTGTTAAAGACGCTCTCATTTTTGTGCTTCCTTTGCCTTGGCGGACAAGCGCCGTAAGATCTTCTTGTAATCATTGCCAAACGCTTCCGCCTTGTCGGGGTGTTCTGCTTTGAGCCGATCGATCGTATCGTCATGGTCTTTCTTGTGTTCGGAAATTTCGTGGCGCCGGTCCTCAAAACTCATGTCCTTGTCGGCTTCAATGTCCTTCCAAGCCTTCTCCATGCCAGCCATCCACTGGTCTGCCGTGGCATACTCCTTGATGCCGCTTTCCTCGTTCATTTCCCAGGCGCGTTCGTCGCCTTCGTCTGTGTTGTCCTCTGTTGCGCTCTCAGCAACATCTGTATTTTCTGGGACACCAGCATCAGAAACATCCACAGCGTTGCTCTCAGACAATCCTGGCGGGTCACTTTCTGGAACATCCCCCCCAAACGTCGCGTCCATCGGGTTTGACGGTGCAACCACCACCTGATCGGTAATATCTTTTGGTTGATCCGGTTCCGTGGGATAATCTTCCGCTTCCTCTTTAATAACCATTCCCGATAGCGCGTCGGGGAAGCTGTCCCTAGCTGCAAATCCACGCGCCCGCATTTGCAACATGCGCTTTGGGTAAGACCGCCACGGTCCTTTGCCTGTCAGCCCCGCTTGTTTGGCGTCGGCCAAAGAAAACGACCGCGTTGTTTCAACCTTCTCGCCAAATCGCATACGCACAATAGTGCAAAACGCCTCATCGCCTTCACGCCATTCTTTATGGCTAACATATTCTTTGTGCCCTGTTATGACGGCAAGCAACCCGTCACCATACAAAGATGGTTTGCCATTAATTACAGCCATGTTTTGCATAGCAGTGTACGGCGACAAGCCAACCTCAGATGCCCATTGCACGGCAACCAAAATATCAGCGGGCTTGCCCTTAAAATCTTTGGGACAAAACGAAGACACTGACACCATTTCCGCAAACTGCATGGCCTCGCCCATATTCCGTGGCGTCAGGATTCCGCTTTGTTTGATAGCTACTTCACCCATTTTTCATTTCCTTTACACTGATGGTTTTTTGACGCGCCTGATGCGCCGGCTTGGCCGGTACGATCTTCTCAGGTTGCTCACGATATTTTTTGACAGGCCAGGACACACGATAGTTTCCGGCCAGGCCGGACGTGTGGTTGCCCATCTTCCGTTGGATTTCCGCGGTTAGCACCCCAAGTGCCTCGCCGCCTTCCTTGATCTTCTCTTTCAGCAACAAGTATTCTTCGCA